GAGGTCGTTCTTAAGCTGTATTGGAAGCCTTTGACGATTGCTGATCGCGACTCGATTCACAAAACAATGAAAGCCTTGAACTTGGGGCGGACAGAGGACAACTTGGATTTTGCGATCCAAATGGTGATCCGCAAAGCTGAAGACGAAGCAGGTAATCGGATCTTCTCAGACGGCGACCGTGCCAAAATTCAAAACCGATTGCCGATGAGCATCGTGTTGGACATCATGTCCAAGATGCAAGGCATGGATGAGGTGGAAGAAGCGGACGATCTTAAAAGCGACGCTTGAACAGGACAACTACCTGTTTCTGCAGTTTTTCATTGCTGAAAAACTGGGAATGACGCTCGGTCAACTGCGGGCCACGATGTCAGTCAAGGAATTGTGCGGCTGGAGCGCGTATTTGACGTTGAAGGCTGAGCGAGAGGAAAAGGAGATGGAGAAAGCTCGCCAGCAGGCTCAGTATCGGAAGGTGCGCTAACCTGAGGGCAATGTCTTCGGGTTAGTCGTGGCTGCTGAGTACGAAGTCAATATCAAGCTTAATACTAAAAGCGTTGAGCAGCAGCTAAAAAATATCGACACTCGTACGAAGCGTACGGGAAGAATGGCAACAGAAAATATAAATGCGCTTGTAAAAGCTCAGGATAAACGTGCTCGTTTGATGAACAAAATCAACGAGCTTGAAGCCAAAGGACTAAATGTTGCAAGGCTTAGAAAGCAAATGGGTCAAGCTACGAATGAGCTTGCAAAGAAGCGATTTGGTTCTCTGCAGCAAGAATTTCGTGTTTTGGAAAGAAATGTTCGATTAGAAGAGTCGAAGTTGAGAATTATGCGTAGTCAGGCTATTGCTGCGCGAGATCGTGCCAAATTCCTTGCGGGAGCGAGTGTAGGCAGGGGTCAATTTGGGCCAGCAGCTCCTGGCGTTCAAGGTCCACGTCAAATGATTGCGTCACCGATTGGTGGAGCGACTGACATCAAGGGCTCTCCGGCGTTTTTGGCTAGACAGCGCCGCAATCAAAGACTTGAGCAGGTTGGTCTTGGCGCTGGCTTCCCGCTGTTGTTTGGAGGTGGTGCGGGATCAGTGCTTGGCGGTGGCTTGGGTGGATTAACAGGATCTTTTGGAGCGCAAATTGCGTTTAGCGCGATCGGTCAGCAAATTGATCAGTTTATTGGAAGTATTACTGAAACCGGAAAAGCTTTCGGCTCTTTAGAAGGAGTGCTGGAACTAATCAGGGAGCGATCTCTGTTTACAAGTAAAAGTTCAGAGGAGCTGGCGCGACAGCTTGAAGATCTTGGCGATGTTGAGGGTCTCGCTGAGCTTGCGACAATAGAGCTTGCATCCAAGATTGGCTCTGATGGCATTGGAGCGTTTCAAAATCTTGAAACAGAGGTTGACGAGTTTGATCGTCTTGTTGGGAATTTGATGATTTCTTTGCAAGCTTTTCTGGCCGGCCCGCTTAGTAATTTCCTGGAAATAATAAATGCAACTTTAGGGAAAAAAGTCACACAAGGCACTATCGACCGTTTAGCAGGAAGTCTTGACGATCCTGCTGAAAGAACAAGGTTCCGTGCAGCAGCAAAAGAAAGGATCGGGACTGAGTTAGAGATTCAGGGGTTCGGCATGGGTGGCCTTCCTAAAAGTGCAGAAGTTCTAAAATCAGCGCCATTAGACCTTCTTGGCCAGCTTTCAAGAGAAGTTGCGGAAGGAAAATTTGGTGAATCTAATCTGCTTAGTCGTCCTCTGAAGGTTACTCAACAAGACAGAGAAGTTTTTAAGCCTAAGTCAATCAAGCCAGACAGAGAAGCGGAAAAGGCAGCGCGAGAAGAGGCTCGCATACAAAAACGTCTAAAAAATCTTGAGGAAGAGCGGAAAAAAATTATTGAAATTTCTCGTTTTAAAGACAAAATCGCTAGCGCAGAGGCAGCTAGAGACGAACAGTTGGTCATCCGCTTGAAAGGAGAGCAGCAGGTAGCTGAGATTGAAGCTAAGCGCAAGCAATCCCTGATTGACATTACGGATCAGCGCTTGATTGACGCAATAAACGTCGAAGCGGCTACTGAAAAACTAGTGACGCAGCGAGACACAGAGCGTGAACTTGTTGAGCTTCAAAGGCAAAAGGATCAGCAACGAATGGATGATATGCAGAGATTCATTGAGCAACAATATGAGTTGAATGAAGCCGTTAAGCAGCAGCTTGCATTGGCTGACGGAATTGCGCAAGTCATGGGCAAAGGAATAGCTGAATCGTTTGACTTGTTAATTAGCGGTGCAAAAAATTGGGGCGCTGCCCTTAAAGATATTGCTGCTAATGTCTTGCGTGATATTGCAAGGCAGCTAATACAAATATATGTTATTGAGCAAGCCGTTGGCTTCTTGAGAAATTTCTTGACTCCATTTGATCCGTCAACCCCGCTTGGAGCAGGCAGCGGTCAAATAGGAAAGTTTGGCACGTTGGGTCCAAATTACGGGATTCCTCAGTTTGCTAATGGAGGCAACCCGCCTGTAGGCCGACCTTCGATTGTTGGAGAGCGTGGGCCTGAGCTTTTCGTTCCTAATACTGCAGGCACAATTATTCCAAATCATGCGATGGGCGGCGCTAACATCGTTGTAAACGTCGATGCTTCTGGCTCACAAGCGCAAGGCAATGAACCTAATGCCAAAGCGCTTGGTGCGGCACTTGGTGCGGCAGTCCAAGCTGAACTGATCAAGCAAAAACGCCCTGGAGGTCTTCTCAGCTAATGGCTACCTTCCCTTCAATCAAGCCTACTTACGGCATGACTAAAAGCAGCGCACCAAACGTGCGTGCTATTAGGTTTGGCTCTGGCTATGAACAGCGTGCTCAGTTTGGAATCAATCAAAATCCCAAACAGTATCAGCTGACTTTTGAGGTGTCTGAAACAGACGCTGACACGATTGAAGCGTTTTTAGATGCCCGTGGAGCGGTAGAAAACTTTGACTTTACGCCGCCTGGTGAAAGCAGCAGTTCAAAATTTGTTTGTCGGCAGTGGTCTAAATCGATTCCATATTTAAATCGTGCCACAATTACTGCAACCTTTGAGCAGGTGTTTGAGTCATGACTGACAACACTCCACAATACGTTGAAGACCTTCGGAGTGCTGCACCAGCGTATTTTGAGGAGCTTCAAAAATTAGAACCAAGCGCAGTCATTGATTTATTTGAGCTTCGTTTGCAGAAATCCATCAATGGCGTTGAGCAGACCTTGTATTACCACGCTGGAACGAATGAACTGACAGCGCCAGTTCAATTCAATGGCAAGACTTATCCTGCCGTGCCTGTGGAGGTGTCTGGCTTTGAGTCTTCAGCAAAAGGCGTTGTGCCTCGTCCGACAGTCAAATTTGGTAATGCAAACGGTGCAATCAGTTCTCTGCTTGTTCAGCAAGACTTGAACCCACTGCGTGCGGAAGTGGTCAGGATCAGAACGTTCAAGAAGTTTTTAGACGCTGCAAATTTTAGTAGCGGCAACCCTACCGCCGATCCAGACGCAAGGACTGAAGAGCACTGGTACATCGACCGCGTTGCGGATGAAAATTTGCAGTTTGTCGAGTTTGAGCTAACAGCAAAGCTTGATCTTGTGAACATTGAACTGCCGCGTCGAAAGGTAACTGAATTTTGCCCTTGGAAATATCGCGGCGGTCGCTGCACATACAGTGCCAACAGGTATTACAGGGTAGATGACGTGCAAATCACCAGAGCCCAAATGCAGTCACTTGCTTCAACCAATGGCCTGACGTTTGACGAAGCTGTCGCGAAGTTTGATCATTGTGGCAAGCGTGTTTCAAGCTGTCGCTTGCGTTTTCCCGATAACGAAGGTGAAAACAACATTGCTCTACCCTATGGAGGATTCCTTGGAGCGCGGGTGCAGGCTTAAAGCAGAGGCCCACGCTTACGAAGAGTTTCCAAAAGAAGCTTGTGGGCTCATTGTTGCTGGAGCGTATTTCCCTTGCGTCAACATCGCTCATGAGCCTGAGCTTGACTTTGTTTTAAATCCTGTTGATTACTTGAAGGCTATGCAAACAGGAAAGATCGAAGCAGTTGTGCATTCGCATCCAAAAGGCGGCGGCCCTAGCGCTTTTGATCTGAAAAGCTGCAAACAGACTAAGTTGAGGTGGTATGTGTTCTCCGTTCCAGACAGCACATGGAAAGTTATCGAGGTCTAGTCGGTAAGGAGTTTGCCTACGGGCAGCAAGACTGTTTTTCGTTGGTGCGGCAGTTCTACGCTCTTCGCGGTATTAATTTGCCTGACCATGAGAGGCCACTTGATCTGTATACGTCAGACAGCATTTTTCTCGATCAGGCTGTTGCGTATGGCTTTGAGTCAGTGCCCTTAGGGTCTCGTCAGCTGGGCGACGTGTTCATCATGAGGCTTGGTACGCGAACTCCAATGCACGCTGCCATCTATATTCCAGACGACAAGATTTTGCACCAGAGACATGGCAGCCTAAGTGCGCTGGAAGTGTTTGGGCGATACTATAGGTCGAGGGTCGCCGCTGTTTACCGCTATGCAACTGGTGATGCTTGCGGGTGAGCTGGGCGAAAAGTACGGCACCCATCACGAGTATTACAACCTGAGGACACCAGCAGAAGCGATAAAGCTGCTGTGCGTCAACTTTCCACAGCTGCAGCGTGAATTGACGATTTCACACCACAACGGTGTGGGATACAAGTTGATTCAGGCTGGTGCAGCGATGGGCTATGACGAACTCCATTTGCCGTTTGGCAGCAAGCCAATGATTCTTGTACCTGTTATTGCAGGTAGCGGCGGCTCAACGGGCCAAATTTTGGCTGGTGTTGGCTTGATTGCAGCGTCGTTTTTGCTTCCTGGCGCAGGTTTGTTTGGCACGACAAGTGTTTTTGGAGCTGCTGCCGCAACGACAGCTGCTGGCACTGCAACTTTTGCAACTGCTCTTGGAACAAGCTTGAGCGCCATTGGTGCCAGTTTAATTCTTGGTGGCGTTGCCAACTTGCTTTCGCCACAGCCAGAAATGCCAAAGCTTTCTGGTCGTCGCATGGAGACGACGAACTTCAACGGTCCTGGAGCGCAAGGGATTACACGCGGCAGTGACGGAGAGCAGTCATACGCTTACCGAGGTGCAACCAATACTGTTGGAGCGGGCGTAACTATTCCTGTTGTTTATGGAAGAGCGCTTGTTGGAGGGCACCTGTTGAGTGTCAACGTTGTAGCGACTGATGAATCTGATCCGTTGGCAACTGCAATTAAAGCACCTGGGGAGCAAACTGTTGTCATTAACGGCGAGCGTCCCAGAAGGGGCTTTGAAAAAGAAGCTGGTTTGGAGACAAAAAAGCTAACCCGCCGTGAAGCAACAAAGTATAAAAAAGATAAACCCGATAAAGTGCAGGTCCCTGGTGCAAACGAAGGCTTTGGCCCTGGTCTAAATCGTGACTTGAATGACAATCAGCAGCAAACTTTTGACGGGATAGACGCTAAAGACGCTACTGAGGACAGCAATCGAG